GATATATTAAATTGGGTTTTTTTATTTTCTGTTTTTCGGGGTGGATCAACGATGGGATGGTCTTCCGATCAAAACTCGGAAATATATTTTAAATTTTTCAAGATGGTTGAAAAAAGTGAAGAATTAGACTATCCGATCGATTTTCAGACCGATCTCGACCAGTGTAGTTACAATGAAGATCTAGGATAAATTATGGCGAGGTATAAACTTTTGACAAACTGTTTTTCTGGAAAGATGTAGGATCACTACTACATGGAATAATGGTTGAGCAAGGATATTGGAAACATGTGCTGTTTCCTAATAGAAGAGATTGATTCACTTTATTCGATACATCGATACTGCTCACTATAGGTGAATACCCGGCTTCACGTTCCCAAACATTAGGATTCATATCATCCATCTTGCCCCTAAAAAATCGTCTATAAGGGAATTCATTCACATCGGTACGAATATTGAAAATCATATGATTGGGAGGAAAATAAGGATTAAAACTATTTTTTTTTTTAATCTCATCGCGGATTATTGTTTTATTCATTTTTAATTACTATAATTTTTTTATTTCCATTAAAATATCAATCTGCAAATTATCATTCGGATTGGAGGGTGGGAAATAGTCTTCTTCTATATATTGTAAAGTTTCTCCTGAGGGTAATAAAATCCTAATCTTTAAATTATCAACTGGAGAAAATTTGATAGTTTGTATAGCACCCGAGGAGTTAATCTTTATAAATTTTGTAGTCAATGGATTATTAACATCACTAATCGCACAAATAAATGTACAGTTAATTGTTGCAGGATTATTCGAATAGATGGCATTTTTATTATGAGCATTGGGTTGAGAAACATTACTGATTTCCAAGATGACATAAGGAAAACCGCTTGTGAGTAAAGAATCTAATGAATTAATCTGTGTATTGGGCAATATTAAATTTAAAATAGTCATTTCATAACAGCACATTTGAGATTGAGTAAAATAAGTCCCCGTAAAATTCATGGGTACCACCCCATCTTTTATAAAAGTTTGTACGCAAAAATGAGTCGCATCGGCAAACTGTGTACTTTTTTTGATATCAAAAGGTAAATTTTCATATATATCAAATCTATGTAATAATTCACTCGAGATTTTTTGAACGAAAATAATAATCTCATCATTATCCACATTAATCACCTTTTCGATACCAAACACTCCGTTTTTTTCTTGAGAATATTGTAAAGAATATTCGTCATTTGGATCCATAATTTTTACAGGATATACGTTATTGGGAGACGTATAGATATTATCTTTATTCGCAACATATATAGGACTTAATAAAAAACATGTAAAATAATTTCCAATAATATCCGATCGTAATAATTCTTTTTTATCCTTGATATAACATCGAAAAGCTGTAGATATATTATTAACAAATATGACAGCGTAATCGATATTGTTTCTCTTTACAACAGGAACAACTTTATACCATTTAGATCGTTTAAATTCTTGACAACCCATTTCGCTGATACTCATATCGATTATTCCACCATTCTCATCCACGCAATCGATTTTCAATAAAGAATGATCATTAGTTTCATCTCCAATGGGGTCATCGTTTGGAACAAGGTAAACTTTTTCAAATTTATGATAACCATTTCCTTTACGGATGTAAGAAAAATTCAATAGACAATTTTCAATAAAATATTTTTGATTGGGAAATTTTTTTATTTGTCCAATAATACTAGGAGGAAAATCATTATATAATAAATATTTATCGGTAAAGGAAACATCGGAAGAAAATGCGGGAGATGTGATTAATTGAAAATTATTATAGTCTAATCTACATTTTCTTATTTCATTGATAGTTATATTATAAAGATAAAAATTTGGACCATCGGGTAAACTTAATTTTGTATTAAAAATACCATTAATCAATATTTCAGATTGGGTCGTCTCTTGTATTCCAGGTATCACTTTTAAAAGTACTGATGTATTCATAATCTCGATTTCATCATCAATCTGGAAAGGGATAACTTCAAGTGTTTCGATTGTGGAATAGATTGGAGAAAAACTAATAATTTTAGTTTCATAAGTTGTGTTTTCTACTTTTATCCTGACCGAATAATTATTTAAAATATTGATACAATTTATGACAAATTGTTTTAAATATCCTGGCATTATTTCTTCTAATGAAGTACTAATTCCTAATAATTTGATACAGACATCTTCCACGGAAACTTTTATAAAAGATCCGCCACCACCTATAATCTTTGTCTTAAATATAGGTTTATAATCACCATAATTGGTCCAACAAAAATTATATATAGGAAAAACACTCAAAGGATTTATTGTATTGAAAACACTGAATTTAGGAACATTATTCTGCATTTTGAATGGGACTATAAAATCGGCTGGATTCGGGTATAATAAACGATCTCTATAGGCAGATGTAATTAAAATATATGATGATGACATTTTATCTTTATTATTTTTTTTTAAACCTTGATGAAAATAAAATTAACCTTAAACATGTTTATAATTTTATCAATCCTCATTATTTTTATAATATTAATAGTCTTTTTTTCTATATTTTTTTTTAAAAAAGAAAAATATAAATTCATGAAAATAGATCCGAATGTCCATAAAATGGATTATTTAACGTTGTGTGATAATAATCAACCCTACATTTATCCTAAAATATTATATAATTTTTTAACAGCAAATGAATGTAATCAATTACTCTCTGTTGCGATTAAAAAAGGATTAATAGATTCCATGGTTTCTGGATTTATCAATGATGTAAAAGAGAGAAAGAGTAAACAATGTTGGTTATCTTATCAGAATGATGAAATTGTCAAAATTATTTTTGATAAAGTAGAATCTTTAATAAAAATACCAAAACATCAATATGAAGAAATGCAAGTTGTAAAATATGGTAAAAACGATTTTTTTAATGAACATTATGATCAATGTTTTTTAATGGAAGATTATTGTAAACAAGAGTTGAAACGATTCTCAAAGCCTAGGTATCTCACACTATTGATTTACCTGAATGATAAAAATAATTATGAAGGGGGTGAAACCTATTTTAAAAATATAGAATTTAAATTCAAAGGGAATAAAGGTGATGCCATATTATTTCATAATCTAGATCAATCTCGAAATTATATACATCCATTCGCTCTGCATAAAGGAATGCATATCCATAATGGTGAAAAATATATTGCTAATGTTTGGATACGTGATTAAGAAAAATCTTAAATAAAATTAATTTTAAATAAAAGTGATTTATGAATCAACAACAACAAAAACAAAAATTTAATAACTTTTTTGGTTTATTATTTGAAAGATGGAAAACTGAATTATTTTCAATATCATTAGGTTTTGAATTGGAAACAAATAAGATGTCATTATTACAGAAACAAAATCAAATTCTATATCCATTAAATACAAGAGGTAATATAACAACATTCAACCATTTATCGATAGGACTGGATGCTCCTACATCATCAGAAATTAAAGAAACGAATCAAGAATTATCAAAATACGAAAAATTAAAAATTGTAAATATATCCGACAAGACAAAAAAATATTATATTTATCCTAACCCATCGTCTCGAAATATAAAATTTAACCATACAGAATTTCAATATTTACATGATAAAAATGAATCTACGAATCTTGAGAACCTGAGAAATTTCATTTATCAAACATTTTTAGAAGCGGTGGATACGTTAAATAATTATTTTAAAAATTTTAACGCACATGAAATATTTATATTTCCAAATGATCATCATCGATTCATTAATACAGAAATAGGCTATAATATGATTTTACAAAATAATGATTATTATTTTATTATGCACAATCAAAAGAGTATTGATTTTAATATTCAGATCACGATAGGATGTGATTATAGATTATCTATAATCATCATGATGTATTTATATAAATTGTATACTCCGGATTGTTCTTTAGGTTCATCGTTTCGTGATTCATTTATATTTGTATGTGAAAATGACGGAGATAAAGAGTTAAATGTATTTACCTTTTTGGTTATATTCTTATATAATTTCTTAATCCATAAACATCGGGGTACAAGTATGTTTTTTATACGAACCTACATGTTTGAAATTTTTTCTAAATTCGATCAAAATTATCAAATCACAATTAAATCGATTTTATTAGGTGAAAATTATATTGGATTTATAAGAACAAAGTTTCCTAAAAGTGAGGATATTGTAGAACGATACATGACATTTTTCACAATTTTAGATGTTGAAACACAATATTATAAACAAATACAACAGGCTCCTTGGAAAACAATGTTGGAAATGCAAGATAATAAAATATTTTTTGAATTCCGAGGATTTAATCAAATACTAAAAGAACGATTACGATTATACCCGGAAAAGATTAAAAATAAACAACGACTCTTTTTACATATTCCCGAATTTAAAGATTTTCCGGAAAAAGTTTTACAAGAGTCAAAAGACAACTGATTTTATTTGTTCAAATTAAAAAATTGATTTAAAAAAATAATTTATAATTAGAAACAGGACATTATCCTGTTTCTTGATAGAAATGCCCCATTGGCGTAGTTGGATAGCGCGTAAGCCTTCTAAGCTTAAGGTCCTCGGTTCGAGCCCGAGATGGGGTGATTTTCTTGTTCATTTATTTATAATGGAATAATGGAATAGAAGAGGTTATATTTCTAAATGCTGAAAGAGTTTTAGAAATATTTCTTTGGCCAAAAGATTTTCTGTACCTAAAATTCTAGATGCTCTGTCTGAATATTTTGTCGATAATGTATAAGTGGATTTTTTTAATAATAAATAAAATTTGGGGACTTTTTTATCTACAAATACATATGTACTAATTCTATAATTTACGTCCGATTCTGTCGTTTTGAAAATATCCAATTAAATATTGATCATTTATGCTAGCAGTAAATCGAGTAGTTCTTGGACAATAATTTTGATTTAATTCTTGTTTTGCTTGAGCATCGAGTTCTGGTATGATACCCATTACTCTTTTATATAAAAATATTTTCCTTCAAACGTTTTCCATATGTAGCAGTTCTTGGTTTCTTAATTTAAATTTAAAGAAGCACCATAAATCGATTCATATAAATTTTCAATTTCATTCTTATATCTGTTGTATATTTCCAATTCTTTTGCCATGATATCTTTAATCAATTCGATCCGTATTTTACAATCTTTTGTATGATCGATAAGATGATCTAAATAAGTATAGGCAATAATGTTTGTCGAACAATGATTACAAGTAATAATCCTATGAGAACACTCGTTCTGGATATGATCCAGGATATCTCTTATTGTCGGTTTTCCACAAACATTACATTCATACATTGAATGCATATTCAATAAATGATTATTGAATTCATGAAGTGAGAATAAAGATTGACATACAAAACACAATTTATAAAAAGAACATGATATCTTGTGGTCATCAGATAAAATAACGACACGTTTGTCCTTGATTCCGCATAAACATTCCATAGGATAATTAAGACAAGACGATTCAAGATGATTATTCATTTCTAAATGTTTTCCTTGAAACTCACAATATTGACAATTATAAATTTTATTGTCCATGGACATGAGAAGGAAATCTTTTTTATAAGGTTTTTGTGTTAAAAGCTGAGGATTAATTTTTTCATCACAAAATAAACATTTTATTTCTTTTTTTCTATCAGAATTCTTTTTGTCTAATTCTAAAAAATGAATTGCACACTTTTCACATATTCGATGAAATGAATAACAATTAATACGATTATTTTTTGAACATGGAAAAGTTAATAATTCTACAGGTAGAAACACATTCTCTAAACAAATGGCACATTCAAGATTCATTTTATAGTTGAATTATTTATTTAAATAGCCAAAAAATTTGTTAAAAATTGAACCTATTTAAAAATTTACAACTATGAAAAAAAAGAATGTCTAAAGATTTATATGCTAGACTTGAAATTGATAGATCGGCATCTGAGGAAGATATTAAAAAGGCCTTTAAAAAACTGGCACTAAAATATCATCCTGACAAAAAAGGAGGAGATGCCGAAAAATTTAAAGAAATTAATGAAGCTTATGCGGTATTATCGGATCCCAATAAAAAAAAAATGTATAATAAATTCGGTACGACAGAAATGGGAGAAATGGGGATGGGAAATCCTATGGATATGGCAGGAATGGAGAATATTTTTGAAAATTTATTCGGATTTGGATTTGCGAATGGAAATCCGAATAAACGTAAAAAAAAGGTGCAACAAAAAGTCTATCAATTACCGTTAACTTTAGAAGAAGTATATTGTGGTAAAAAAGTTTTTTTTCGTATCAAAAAAAAAATATATAAAGGTATGGAACCCACAAAATGCAAAGAATGTAAAGGAAAAGGACAAGTTGTTCAACAAATTAATATGGGATTTATTGTGACACAAAATATTAGTACTTGCACGAAATGTTCGGGAACAGGATTTATGTATAACGATAAAGATTTTATCACGGTGGAATCAGAAATTGAAATACCCATACCTCAGGGAATTCCTGAAGGAAATCAGATTATTATGAAAGGAAAAGGGGATGAAATTCCCAATATGGAGATTGGTGATGTCATTTTTATTCCTGAATATAAACCACACCCCGTATTTAAAATGTCTGATAAAGAACCATTGGATATTGAAACAGAAATCAATATTTCTTTATATGAGGCCTTGTATGGATTTAAAAGGACGATCAGACATTTAGACGATAATTTGCTGGAGATTTATCAATCTCCAAGACATTCGATTGCTAAATTAATTAACAAACCGATTGAAAAAGTGCTTCACGGTGAAGGAATGAAATTTCAAGGACATAAAGGAAATCTAAATCTAATTTTTAATATCTTATTACCTGATCCTTCTTCTATAAATTTGAAAGAAACATTAAAAGATATTTTTAAGGATCCTGAGCCTAATAATAAACATGATTCCTTTGCTCGATTAATCGATATTAATAATCTATAAATTTTTGCTTAGATTATAACAATTATCCGCATAGTTAACGCATTATATAAATAAATAATTTTATTCTCTATCAAAATAAAATGAATTTATTATTATACTGGATTTGGATTTTATTTACAGCATTCCTGACAATTATTGCTCCCATTTGTGTACAACATTTTATTAATAATCAAAAAATATGGTATTTTATGTTAATTGCCATTATTTGTAATGCATTAATGGTGCTGGGATATTATATGATTTTCCAGAAATCATTCACCGGTTCTTTTACGATATCGAAAATATTAAGTGTCATTCTGATTGTTTTTTATGGACTGATTGTATTTAAAGAAAAACTTTTAATTAAAAATTATATAGGGATTGCGTTGGCGTTAATAACGATTTATTTATTGCAATAACGATTTATTAAATGATGATGCAAAATGATCGGTAGATGTAAAAATAAATTTTAATATTTTTCTTTCACCTCGTTGTATAGGACTTACTTCATGTAATACACCATTGGCTTTTACAATTAATAAAGAATTTTCCCTCGTTGATATTTTCGTCATATCATTGATAATTGTGTACGAATCGGATGAATTATACAATGTCAATACACATTCGTATTGAGGTATTTTATAAACCATCGTATCACGATGTTTTTTCATAAACGATCCGATTCTATATTTACGATATTCGATTGGAAAATTTTTGGCTAAATAAATGAATTGATTTTTAGTGATATCCCTAATTTTATTGGTGTATTTTTGTAAAATATTCGATATAATGGTATCTGTAATTTTTAAATTGAATCTATTTTGCATACAAGTAGTTTCTAATTTTTCATCATTATATTGTGAAATGATTTTTGATAGGATATCAAAATCATTTTTATCTAAAAAATTTTCACAATATCTATAAAAATTACGGACGATTCGTGACATCTCTATAAATAAATAATTATTTATTTATCGTCATACATTAAAAATAAAATCAGATAAGATGCGAATAAATCAACGAAAAAATGTTATTATTCGACGCGCTCTCTAATTTTCCACACGCAAATGTTTCGACTTCATTCACATAAAACCTATCTAAATCATTCCAATACATGATATCGATTCGTAAAAATCTTTCATGAAATCGTCTATTCAGATAATTAGAGGGTTCGGATAAAAATTTTTGTATGAGTTGGAGATTATCCAATCTGTTTTCAGGATATTCTTTTCGTTTTTTCTTTTGCTTAAGTTCTGTATGTAAAGGTATATCCGAATCGGTTTCTAATGGGAAATTGGAGACGGATCGAGGGAGTTCTTCAGTGATTTGTATTGAATTAAAAAGATGAAAGGCTCTTTCTGCTAATGAAAGTATTTCAGAATATCGATGTTGAATCAATTCCATACAACTCGAAACAAATTCTGAATTTTTTTTATATTTTGATTTCACGGAAATAATATCATCATTTGAAAATCGGATAAATTGTGATTCTACATTATGTTCGACGACATTATTAGAATATTTTATGTTATACGTTCCATCTTCATTTTTTTTAATAATCTTTGCACGGAGCCATTCCGATTTCGAGGCTTGTTGCTGTTTCAGTTTATCCATCGCGACAGTAAACTGTTCATTGACTTGAATGATCGCCTCACCTTTTTCATCATAGATTACATCAAAAAGACGGATTTTATTACCCCGAAATAATTGCACACCGCACAATACTTTTCCGTCCACAACAAAACATCGTATTTCATAAGTCGCAAGATAATGAATATTTATCCTTTTTTCAATATCGTATAAATTTACATTTTGGACGATGCATCCATACTCTACGAAATAATCATCAAATAATTTTTTTAGATCGGAACCTAATTCTATACTCCTGGAACTTGAAGAAAAAGGAATTTTGATTATTTTTTTATCCTGACGTCTAGGATATTTCTGCCCTCTAGACGATAATTGTTGAATAGAGAAAACCTGTTTGAAAAAATCTTGTTGTGCAATCATTTTATTATAAAAATCTATTCCATACAAAACAGTCGTGGAGGGGTGCATAATATCATTCTCTTTAAACACCTTGTGATACTGTAATTTTTCAGCGGCAATAAAATTTCCTAATAAAGTGGGAATTCCTTTCATGATACATTTTGTAAAAGGTTTGTATAAATAATAAACGAAATAATCATTATTATCGGCACATAACTCAAATTTATAATTATCTAAACGCTCTAGATGATGCCCAAGAGTGATGAATCGTTCAAAAGAAGATGAACATTGATGATTATACACATCATGAAAACAAAAATAAATAAATTGCTCGTCCATGGTAAATATTTCAACTTTATATTCTAAACTTATAATTAACCATAATTTTTTAAATTCTTCGTCGTACATTAAAAAAAATTCCTGTCGTGAATCCGCTGATTTTTCTTCCATATACTTTTTATATTGCGTTCGGTATTGACTCTGATTGGTGATAATTTTGGCTTGAGCTTTGGGTATCCGATACACCGTTGGATACTTTGTATATTTAGATACAATAGACAAATAATATTTTTGAAAAGGCGTCAGAGTAGATAATAAATATTTTTTAACGTTTTCATTTATATCGAAATGAGCCTGACAAAATTTGAACCATTCCACAATATTTTCGTTCTCTACATCAAAATGGGTTTGGAAATAATAGAGGATAACAATTTGTTTAAATTTATGATTTTTTTGTTCATCCCTGATAAAATTAGATAAATCTAATAAATTATGAATCATTATTTATTAAATTTTTTTTTTTTGTTGATTGGAATTGAAAAATTTTGTATAATAAAACAAATGTATCCTAAATTAAATGAAGCATACACAAAATGTTATGTGAATAAAGAAATGTATCAAGGAGCCTTTTCGTTATATGGTTCTTTAAAAAATGCCCCAAGAAGATTCATGCCTCAAGAC